AACATCCTGTTTAGTATTAATTCGAATTAGCCTTGCTTTGTTTTAGATCCTTCTGATTCGGCTTTTTCAGTAGATCCGCTTTTCTCATCAGTTGATTTTTTAGGAGCCAACTTTGAGTATTTTTTTTGCTTCTCCTTATCAGCCTTGGCTTTTGCCTTTTTTCTGGCATCTTCCTTATCGGCTAAAATCTTTTGATCTGCTACTCTTTTCTCGTGGATTTTAATCTCAGCATCAGTAGCTAATCTCCACCTTTTTCTAACCTCAGGTGGCAACTTCTTGAACTCCGAATCTTTAAATTCCTGAGTCGCATTTGTCTTTTTATTGAAATAAATATTCATACGAATTATTTAGGTTGTGAATACTTTTCTACAGCCTCAGAAATAGTTGAACGAGGATTCTCTGCTTTGGCTTCTCTCGAACCAATCATCTTGATAACCTCTAATTCACCTGCCTCTGCATATTCCTTAATAGCTGCAACGATTTGATTTACGTTACCCTTTAGTAAGGTGTCAATTGCATCTGGCTGTCCAGTTTCATTTGTGCTTCCAGAGTCCGATCCTGTCTCTGAATTAGGATTGCTTTTTTTGGTTTCAGGTATAACCTTCCAACCTCTTTTCTTTACACGAGCGAATTGCTCTTCACCCATCTCTCTCTCTTCTCCCGTGTGTTCGTTAACTACTGACAACTTGTCCATAATAATTTAATTTAGATTTAGACAAATGTATTGATTAGTTTGGATTTAAACAAATCAGCAGCCTTTATTTAATGGTGGCTGCCTTCTTCCCGTCTTAGAAACTAGCTTGCCGTCCTTATTTATTTCAAGATCATCTCTCCTTCTCATAGCTACTCTGTTCGATATCCATTGAGGAGAATGCCTACAATTGTAACCTCCCATATCAATCAACGGAACATAACCTCTATTCTTTCCAGACCAAGATATGCTGCTCCATACTTTAGCCTCCTCTCGGGTGAAAACTATTCCATTACGCTTACAACAGAAATCCCTAGTATCTCGAACCTTACCTCCTGAAAATATGAAAGCTTGCATTTTAAGTTCGTCTGCAAAGCTCTTTGATTCTGCTCTATCGTACTGAGCGTATCTGTCGTTAATGATTTGCCCTCTATTACGGTTTAGTATTCCAAGGCCATTTTCATTAGTTCTAATCGACTCTGAAAGCTCCTCCGTAAATTGAGCTACTGAGTTGCCTCCTTGAATATTTCTTACAGCTGCATCTCGGATAGTGTTATTGATATCATCTAAATTGGATATGGTATCTACAAATGATCTGGGGATAATGGACCCATCTGGATTAAATCCTAATGACCTCTGCATTATTGTTTCAACTCTTCCTGTAGCCTTCTTGAATAAATCATCTGCTATGTCAGAAGAAAGAGCGAAGTATTGATTATTGAAATCAGATATACCAGACATATTTTTAAGGATGTCAGATACGATAGATCTATTTCTGCCAACCCTCAAAGACTCCATTACTGAATTCAGCTTTCTAGTAAGGATGTCGATATTGGAATTGGTGCTCTGTATAATACCATTCTCAACATTAAGCTCTGGCAATACTTCTTTGATAATACGGTTATAAAGCCACCTCTCAGAAGAAGAGTATGACGTTGCTAGATCATCAATAGACTTATCTATGAAGTCAAGCTTTCTCCCAAATATTCCAGCAGGTGTTTTCCCTTTAGCCATTTTCGATATCCAATCTGGTTACACCATTTTCAGATGCTTTAACAGCCATTAACTGTTTAACCTTTTCATTTATTCTTTGAACTCTTTCTTGGTACCCTAATTCATAGAACGAAAGTGGGGTATTTATATCGAGGTTTTCTGTAGATATTTCAAGAGCGTATTCATCTTCCAATGCTTGCATTATGTTTTCAAACTCAACCCATAACAAGGCTGTCTCTTTAGTAGTTCTGTTTGAAGCAATGATATCGAATATCTGTTGTTGAGTTTTACCCGGGAATGGTAAATGCTGTTGCTTCACCTTAAACTTATTCAGAGCTATCGGATTGTCATGATAAACTTTCTCCGCAATATCTAAGTCCAATTGCTTTTTAAAGAACTCAGGTGCATTTGCCTCTTCTGCTGCTTTTCTCTCGGCTAATAACTGACCGATTGATTTCAGCTTAAAGTCTTTAGGGAATTGGTGAACGATCTTCAAACCTTCTTGAACACGCAAATAACAAGCAACCAATCTTACTTGCTTTTTATAAATCGAAGAAAACTTTCTTGCGAATGGATAAATCGTATCGTATACAGAATCCATATCGTAGTTGATCTCAGTAGCTGTAGCCGTTCCATTGCTTCTCTCAAAGTTCTGAGATATGAAAACATCTTTGATTACTTGCTCCTCCAACATACGAGCGTATTCGTTCTGGAACTTAATGAGATTAATATCTGGTGTCTTATAAACTATCAACTTATCCAGATCTGGCAAGTTTGCTCCTTGATCTAATGAGTCCTGCCCAGGCATTTCATACATGATAGCAGACTGAGAAGAAGTATGGAAGATAAAACCTGACCCTTGGCACTTTCTACATTTCTGTCCGTCTTTGCCTCGTAGATACCCCATCTCGCATATTTCATTCTTGATAGGATCTCCCAAACACCTTTGAGCGTATTGAAGTTTCTGAGGGAATGTATGAAGGGCTATCGTTAAATCAAGCTCTGAATCAGCCTTCACTATTTTCTCCATTCTCTGTACAGCCTTATGAAGAGGTGAAACGTATGTATTCCCTTTAGTGATTTCATCTCTCTTATATCCTACTCGAATGGCAGGAATCTCTCTACAGATATTCGGTACGATTCTAATCATGAATGTACGAGCTCCGATTTTAATCTTTGTTTGACCTTCCTGAGTTCCTATCTCATCCATTTCAGATTTATCGGTCACTAGATTACCTGAAACAGAAATGCTTTTCTCCTCTTTCTTTTGATCGTTTTTCTTTTCTACAAGGACGATACTGAAATTATGGGTGTACATGGTGTACTTCTTATGACCATCAAATACAACTAGAAAGTCAAGAGAGTTATTTGAATAATGATAGTTAACAGCCTCATGTGAAGATACTTCAAAAGGGAATATTTTTATGGGTCCATCAACTGACTGTCTAAACATCTCAGTAATAATAAAAGCATTAGGATCTGAGAATGACAAATCAATTATTCTTGTGTCCATATAATCATCAAGAGTTTCATCACCCCAGTAATTATCAAGGCCTTTTTGTAGAGAATCCAAAAGAGTCTTTCCGTTTTCTCCTCCGATCATCAACTTCTTAGTAACATTATTAGATCTCGCGACCTTCTCGAATGGGCCTTTCACCTTTCCAGATACAGCACCCACAACAGTTTTGGTTATATCCTTACGTTGCTGGAACATCTCTTCGTCCTCTCTCGGATTGAATTTAACAAGCAGCGAGTCGATATTCTCTCCTGTCATTAGTTTTAAATAGAGATCAGAAAGCTCTGTTACTCTGTCGTAATAGGGGTGTCGAGCTCCTTTTACTGTTCTAGTTAAAACCTGCATTGCTACTCCAAAATCCAAGATCTTCATATTATTGTATTTTAATTAAGTGTTTGAAGTGATACCAACAAAAGTATGTAAAAGCATCTGATAAATGGCCATTTTGCTGATAAGATTTTTTTGTTTTGGGATCTTTAGCAACTACAGTCAGGTATTCTCCATTCGGACCTTCCTTGCCTAAATCCAAGTCAGATATGAAGTTTATACACTTTTCATCTATCTCGACCCTAACCTTATGAGTGCCTTGAAATATTCTATTGTGCATTATTCTCCTACCTGCTATGGCTGGGTTTGATTTAGGAACTCTAAAAGATCCCTGAAAAAGATAGTCTTGAAGCTTGGCTTTGATAACGTCATAGTTATGCTTTGGGGAATCCTTACTCATTAAAGCCGTCTGCCTATTTCTACCAGAGGCATCCCCATAGACGTATATCGAATTAATAATACCTGCAAAATCAAATATCATTTCTGTACATACAGATCCCGTTGTATTCTTAGGATGCTCCAAGCAGTACTCCTTTACCACTTTAATGACATGGGTTCCATCATCTTCTAAATACATCTGAATAGCCATAGCTGGCATATAAGGAACCACGTTGAAATCCCAACAAGTGTGTACCGGCATATCAGGATCAAACTTCAATCCACTTACAACATGAATGTCTCTATCAAAATGAGCATAGTACTCTCCACCCGTTTTACCTACAGGAGAAGCGTATATGAGCATATCTGTTAATCCTGGGGTTGAATCCCAAACCAATCTTCTTGAAGCAATATAATTCTCTGGAAGATTTCTCTCATTATGGTATGTAGATGCAATTACCACTTTTCTATCTTCAAATTCACCTACATAAAAATCGGTCTTGCTGAATATACTTTTCTTGATCTCAGTAAGGTTTTTATGTATGTAGAACATATCATTTAGCCAACTGACTTTAGCAGGAGAAGTAAAAACGTCTAGCGGATTAAATCCTTTGACATCATCATTACCTTCTGGCTTGTGGTCATATAGATCTCCATTGCTTGCCTTCCATATTCCTTTAGCACGTAAACGAGCAAATATCGTTTCTTTCAAGGCCTCTTCTCT